GTAACCGGCTCAACACGGAAGTGTTGTTAAAGTTACAAGACATGAAAGTTGACTTTGGCACAGCACTCGCAGAAATGCGTAGTACTGTTAGTGGTGTTGCATCCACTTTTAGTCAAGGCGTGCGTGCGGTATTAGCCGCAAAGCACGGAAATTGGGCCGGCGTCGCAAAAGCTCTTCGGGTTAAACCGAAAAGTTTAGCGACTGGTGGCAGCTTCTCCGAGCGCTGGTTGGAATACCAGTTCGGATGGATGCCACTCTTCAGCGATCTCCACGGCGGCTATGAGCTGCTTACGGAGGATCTTAGTAGTCGGGGGCTGATCTTTTCGGCCGTCCGATCCTATGAAGATACCGTTGAATTCGGCACTTCAACCCCCAATTGGGAGATGAAGGGGTCTTCCCATATCCAAAGTCGTGTGAAAGTTTACGCGGCCGTAGATAATAAGAAGATTGCCGACCTCGCCCGGTACGGTTTCCTTAACCCATTGCAAATCGCATGGGAGCTGGTACCGTACTCATTTGTTGTCGATTGGTTTATGCCAGTTGGCAATTTGATTGGTGCGTTTGGAGCCACACGTGGGCTGACATTCGTCGGGGGGTTTACGTCCTCGCGCGTTTCTTCGAAATGCTCGTGGGTGTATAAACCTGAAGCCGCACTTGGTGCGGTTTATGAAGGCGAGGGCTTTCCCGGAGCTTGCTCCGTTGAGGCTTACTCTCGCACGGCACTGAGTGCGTTTCCGCTCCCTAGTGTCTACTTCAAATCCCCCTTCTCCACCTCACACGTAACTAGTGCGCTAGCGCTGTTGCGACAACTTATCAAATCCAAATAAAGGATTTAATGTATGCCTCAATTGCAGAACCTGGTCCTGACGGACCGGGCCGCGACGCCAGTCGCACACACCTTTGCCCCTCGGGATATCCAGAGTGGTGTGGGTGCCGTTGTTGAGTCCTCGGGCGTGCCCGTGGGTGACAGCCGGTACACCATCAGCCTCCGCCAGACTGCTTCTAAGAAGTATGTCGGGACGGTCAAGCTGTCGGTGCCCGTTGTGCAGAACCAGACGGTCAACGGGGTAACTTCCCCGACGGTCGTCCGCACTGCATTTGCAGAAGCAACGTTCACTTTTGACGCAACCTCTACCGAACAGGAACGTAAGGACCTGGTCGGCATGTTTGCGTCTGGCTTCGATGCCAGCAAAGTGCTCGTAAATGACACTCTGGTGAAACTCCAGGGCGTCTACTGATGAGGCCCCACAAGCCGGATGTCGGCGCCGCTATTGCGGTCTGTCTAATCTTTCTTGTGGTTCTCATCACAGCGGTTCTCGCTGTTCTTGCAGCTGTCAAGTTGTCCCTCCCAGAGGGGGGACACGTCATGATGAAGGAATACCTCCATGAAACCACACGCGAAGGTTCGCAAGTTGAAAAACGCGAACCGGCACGTACCTCCAGCCCTAACGGATTGGATTCGTCAGGACCTTCGGGACCTGGTGGATTCGTCTGACGAGTTTAAGTTTGCTTACCTCGGTGAGCAGGTTTGGACCAAATTTGTAGGTCCGGAAACGGAACCTGCAAACGTTAGGCGGCAGCGCGCCATTAACAAATGGCTAGCTACCGAACGCAACAACGAGGCGACCAATGACCGGTTGATGAGTACCGATGGGGAGTTTAATATTCTCCCACGGGTCACTTATGAGACCTTCATGTCAAAGGTTGCTGACATTGTGGAAGGTGTCATTGGCGCTGTTCCACCCACTGAGGCCTTGATTGGCAATTTCAGTGGTGGGGCTAGTACCTCTAAGACACGCCTTCAGAGCTCTCCAGCTCTGAAGTTCCTGGAGAAAGCGGATGCTACCCAGGCCGCATGGGAGATCTTCGAGGAGGTTATACTTCCGGAGTGTCCTTTGTGGGCTGCCCAAATCGCCGATACATGGGGATCACCCCGTATCGTTGATGGTAACGTCCTATTCACAGTACCCAAGAGTACCGAGATCGACCGTTGCGCTGCAAAGGAACCCGATCTTAACATGTTCATTCAGAAAGGCCTGGGCGACGAGATACGAAAGTGTCTTCGCCGCGTTGGAATCTCTTTGAATGACCAAGGAGTTAATGCCGATCTTGCCCGCTTGGGCTCGATCGATGGTCAGCTTATGACCATAGACTTATCATCTGCATCTGACAGCATCAGCTGGGAGCTTGTCTTTCAGCTGATGCCTCCTTGCTGGTTCACATTACTCAATAACCTGAGGTCGCCAATCACGGTGATCGACGGTGAACCACATGTGAACGAGATGTTCTCGTCAATGGGGAACGGCTTTACGTTCGAGCTGGAGAGTTTACTCTTTTACGCTATAACGCGGGCTGTAGCCTATTTTCGAGGTGTACGCGGACGGATATCAGTATACGGTGACGACATAATCGCACCGTCAGAGATTTTCGCCGAGCTTTCCTA